GGGGGGGGGGGGGGGGGGGGGGGAAGTACTGCCAACACCCCTGTTTTCCAAACACCCCCCCCATGGCGGATTGGCGTAGGTTTATCATAGGCGTCTAGGTATAAACTCATGTTTAAAACATCAGTTCTGATATTTAAAACCAACGTTTCCTACTACCTAGTGATCCCTATGGCAAGAGCCATACCCCAAAGCTTACTAACATCCTTGCGAAAGTCGCAAGGATATGGTATAATGGGCGGGCCGAACAGAGGAGAAAATCAATGCAAGGCGAAACCCAGCCCCCAATTCTTGAAGCAGCAATCTGCGATTGCCTCGATTACTTCAATATGTCAGGGATTAGTCAAGGCACAAGGCTAAAACTTATTCGTCAAGTCCTCGAGGACACATGGAAGCAACATGAAAGGTTTAAATTCGAGAATAGAATGGCGCCGATCAAAGGTTGGCCAGTTCGGCCTGTTTTCAAATATGAAAATGGTCAGAGCCAAATCTTTTTCGCTTGCTACTATTTGGTGATTAAAGGTGGCAATCCCGGCCAAGCCTTACAAGGCCTAAGAAACATCATTGACTCCAACCCCTATTTCCTCAATTACCAGCTTTCAAAGGACGACTTCGTTTCGTCCCGAAGAGGGACGAAAGCCAGGCCCATTGACATCTCTGATATCGACGGGCCTGCATCGCCTGATGGCGATCCATACAAACCTGCCTAAACATGTTGACAACGACTCAAGTCGATGGTATAATTCGGGGTTGGTCGAGGTTCGACCAGCGTTTGGCCGGGCCTGATGGCCCAAAGGAAAGAAACCATGAAAACCCTTCAAGATCGCTATGCGCTCGCCCTCGAAAAGCGCGGCTATCGCCGCATCGAGGCGCGAACGGACAAGTATATCGTTTATGGCAAGCCAGCCGATCCTAACCACTGGTACCTCGGTTATGCTGGCTCGGTGCGACGAGGCCGCACGGCAACCGGCTCAACGCCAGCCAGCGACAAGTTCAAGGCAATTCTGTTGGCTGAGTTGGCCGGGCCGAAGCCGGTCGAGATCGACCTGGCCCAATTGGGCCTGTAGGCCCCTGCCCGGCGAGGCCCATCTGGCTCCCTCGCCGGGCGAACCAGCCTTACAGGCTGAAAGGAACAACCATGACTCTCCTCTACTTAATCACTGGCACATTCGCCCTGACCTTCGGCCTATTGGCTTGGATCGACATCGCCTACACTCTTTTCCACTAGGCCCAATTGGGCCAAACAAGGACCAGAACCATGACAACCACTCTTTACGTCAAGCAAGACGGCCGGGACTTCTACTGCCTCGATCCGGTCTCGAAGGAGACCGTCGAGGTCTGGACGGCGCGCGACTCGCGCCAAGGCGACACTATAGAGAACGCGATGGCGTGGAGGGATATGTTCGTAGCCCATCACGTCAACAGAGGTTTTGCCCCTCGCTTCGCCCCGGACTTCAAGAACGAGATGGTTTTCGGTACAGCCGATATGTATGATCGGCTCTGGCAGTCATGACTCCTCTCCTTCTAGGTGTGACCGGGCTGGCTCTATTGACTGCCAGCCCCGACCTTTGTCGCCCTTGGGCGGCCACGCTTTCTCAAAGCGTGGTCACTGCCCTCTGGCTTCGAGCCTATACCTCGTGCTTGAACTCAGATGAGGTGCCGGAGATGCCAGCCGACTGGCAAGCCGCACTTGACCGGCTGGCCCCTCGGCCAGTCGTTATTCCGTCAGAAAGGCCCGGCACCAAGCCCGCAAGCGGGCCAAAGGTGGCTGGTGAAGAGGTAGCGGGCGACACCTTTAAAGAGTGCGCCGCCCGCCATCCTCGAGGCTATGACGCAAAGCGTCACACCTACAACATTCGCAAAGGGCGAAAATGGGTACCGACTCCATGTCAACCGGATCGGCCTTAAAGGCCGAGCTAGGCCGCATCACCTCGCTTGTGCAAGCGCGAGGTGTGGTGGCCAGGGCCTTCTGCAAGGCCCATGGTCCATGCTTTTGCGGGCCTGACAGGCCCTGCCATGCAGAAACCCTCTATGCCTATGCGGCCACTTTGGTGGTGGCTGATCTTGAGGCCGCTGGCCTCTTGGCCCTCAATGGGGCCAGCTCAAAGAAAGGAAACAACCATGATCTTCCAAACCAAGGAGCATCCAGCTCTGACGGCGAGCCGCTCAAGGCTCGAGACCCTTGAGAGAAGGACGCCGCCCGGCTACCCCTTGGGGTATTCAATGCACATTTACACCACAACCTGCAACGGTTGTGGGAGTGTGAGCCGGATGAGCCAGCTCTGGACAGTCACCCGAGCCGGCGCGGCCGGAAGGGCCTACCATCCGAGCACTGGCTCGGAGCGGATGTACGACCTGCCAGTCGAGTTCGTCAACAAGCATAACATCACTCCTCGATGCGAGGACTGCATCGGGAAGCTGGCCAGAGAGGCTGTGCCGGCCCTCCCGCCTTACAAGGCGGTACTCAAGCCAGGTGGCCTTGGTTCAGTCAAGGCCACCGAGATTGACTTGGCTCAACTGGGCCTTGACGGCCCAGACATTGATCTTGAGGCATTAGGAATACTCTAATGCCCTGGGATCTTGCAGTTTACGTTGTTACCGCTCTCTTCGTTCTCTTTCTCTATCTTAACGGAGGGCACTAATGCCCTACAAGACTGACATCTACGGCCGTCTCCTTGAGGGCACAATTTGGTATGCCCCTTGGGGCAAATCTCAAATCGAGAAGGTGGAACAACCAATGCTCTATGGCAGACATAAGCGCTTCGCCATCACCCTCGTCATCCGGGACGCCGAGGGCGTCAGTGACCAACAGGTCAACGATGGCCTCTCTCCCCCAATTGTCTGGGAGGGCAGCGCCGAAAGCCTCAGCTTGGCACTCGCCCAGGCTCTTGCTTGGTGCGACGCGGAGGAGCGGAACTCTTATGAGCCGAACCCGGTTGACCGGCTCAAGGGGGCACAGGAATGACCTTCAACTTCATAACTGGTGTTATAACTCTAGGCGCGATCCTTTTCTGGATTGAGGCCTTTAAGACATTCAAGGACTAAACCAATGCCACACTTCCATGACTTCAATCCCTGGGCCAGTGAGCTGGCCTACATTCCTGACCTCGATGAGTTCGTCGACGCCCTCGACCCCTTCTACAATCGAGAGCGCTACAAAAACCGCCTCCGCACCGTAGGCAAGTACGATGTCTACGTTCTCTCGAACGGCGATCTAGGTGTTCGGTTTGGCAGGGAAGAGAGCCAATACCTTTCTCCCGCCTCAAATGAGCCGAAGGCCAAGGCCCTTTGGGCCAAGTATTCGGGCGCTAAGCCCGAATGAGCAGGGGACTCTACTCCCCAAGGGAGCCTCGTTAGCTCAAACTGCCCCGGACGGGCCAGAGGTTAGTCGGAAGCCGACCAAGGCCCGTCCGGCCTGGGCCAAGTGGCCCCAAAGCCAAAGGAAAAGGAAATGACAGATTTTGAACTCTTCGAGAGTTTGTTTCACCTCGATGAAGAGACAGGCAAACTCTACTGGAAAATATCCAAGCCCAAAGTTTATCCTGGGATGGAAGCAGGGCATCAAGACAAAACCGGATACAGACGCATCTGTGTCAACTACAAAATGTATCTCGCTCACAGGATTGTCTTCTTGTTAACTCGTAAACGCTGGCCAACCGGCATTCTCGATCATGCTGATAGAGACCCGTCCAATAATCGCCCTTGGAATTTGCGCGAGTCGGATCACAGCGAGAACGGACTCAACTCTGATCTCCGAGCCGACAATACTCACGGCTACAAAGGCCTTTGCTACGATTCAAGGGCTGATAGGTGGTATGCTCGAAAGAGAGGAAAATATCTTGGCTGTTTCAAGGCCAAGGCAGAAGCAATTTTAGCGTATGAGGCAGCACCATGACACTCACTCCCACAGAAGAACAGAAAGCTATTATCGAAGCTGCATTGACTTTGCAGGACTCCCTGCTGATTAATGCATTAGCTGGATGTGCAAAAACCAGTACGTTGGAGATGATTTGTTCTGCCTTGCCTGTTCAACCAATTCTGTCGATTGCATTTAATCGCAGGATTGCTGAAGAGATGGCGAAGAAACTCCCCGGCCACGTCAAGGCGCAGACTATCAATAGTCTGGGCCATGGGGTCTGGGCCAGATACACCAACAAGAAGTTGGTCCTCGACAAAGACAAGGTATACAACGGCCTGAAAGGCCTGATGGACAAGATGAACCGGAAGGAAAAATCTCAGGTCTATGAACAAATGCCTGAGGTCCTCAAGGCAGTCAACCTTGCCAAGCAACAGGGCTATATTCCTGATGAACTCTATCCCAATGCTAATCACTTGATTAGCAGGCAAGAGTTCTTTGAGGCTTTCGACGAAGACGTTGATATCGAGCTAGTTGATTTTCTCCTTAACGAAGGGATCAAACAGGCCTATGCCGGTTCAATTGACTTCAACGATCAGATATACATGCCCACTCTGTTCGGCGGCCAATTCCCACAGTTTCCCCTTGTCATGGTCGACGAGTCCCAGGACCTTTCGTCCCTCAATCATGCTTTGCTCGACAAGATCGTGCCAAGGCGTCTTATTGCTGTCGGCGACCCTTGGCAGAGCATCTATGCTTTTAGAGGAGCAGACACTCGATCAATGGGCAGACTAAAGGCCAGGTTCAATATGACAGAGCTGACCTTATCGGTCACTTTTAGGTGTCCGATAAGGATGGTCGAGAACGTCCGCTGGCGCGTGCCCCATTTTAAATGGGCCCCCTGGGCCATTCAAGGGGAGATCTTCAACAAGTCTGGTGGCCTCATGACCGGTGAGGAACTCTGGAAGGCCAGCGAAATTCCAGATGGCTCAGCCATCGTTTGCCGGAACAACGCTCCCTTGCTCAAGTGTGCCTTGACCCTCCTCAAGTTTTCCAGAGGCGTCCGTCTGATAGGGACGGACCTTGGCCCTGGCCTGATCCGCACCATGAAGAAGCTCGGAGATGAGTCGCTCACTCGTGAGCAAGTCTTCCACGCTATCAACCGCTGGGAAGCGGAGACGATGGCGAAGCGGAAGAATAAGGAGGGAGTGGCCGACAAGGCCGACTGCCTTCGGGTCTTTGGGGAGTTCGGTGAGACCCTCGGCGCCGCCATCGCCTACGCTGAACATTTGTTCAGCACTGCTGGACCAATTCAGCTCATGAGTGGCCACAAGGCCAAGGGCCTCGAGTTCGATACTGTTTACCACCTCAACCCCTTTCTCGTCCCGAGCAAATGGGCCAGAGAAAGGGGTGGGGAAGGACTGGAACAGGAGTACAACTTGAAATATGTCATTGAGACCCGTGCCAAGCGAGTCCTTTACAAGGTTGACTTGGAGTCCTTACGCCCATGAGCAATAACACCTCTGACCTAGCTCAAGAGGACGTCAAACAGGCTTTGGACCGAGCAGTCCAAAGCGAGAAGGGTGTCCGCATCACCTTTAAGAGCGGAAGCCCAGAAGCCAACTCAGCAGTGGCGACAGCCACTAGGGCGCGGATGCACCGAGTCAGGGTCCTCGACCGGAAGAACTCCACTGCAATCTACCCCGCCGACCACCCTATGCACGGCCGGTCCTCTTGGGACATTCTCTTTATCCAGAAGGTCGCCAACAGCGACGGCTCGGCCGAACTGAGGATCACCAAGGGCGGGCTGGCCAACTTTATCCTAGAGGACTTGTGAGAACTGTATGGACCCTTCGCCCGGCGAACCGACCATATCCCCCTGACTAAAGTTCTTGACAATGGGCGCAGCCCATGCCATATTGGTTTGGTAACCCAAACGGCCCAAGGGGCCAAAGGAGAAGAACGTGCAGACCCAGAACATCACCATTGCCGGCAAGCAGTTCGTTGTCAGTTCCCCGTACGTTGAGGGCGAACTCGGCCGCCCGCTCACTGCTGGCGAAGCCCACACTCTCAACCAGACCAGGCATGAGAACATTCGCAATAACTTTGCGAAGAAGGTGAAGGAGGCCAAGGACGGCGAGGACCTCCAGCCCCTGATCTCCAAGTATGATGAGGACTACGAGTTCGGTGTCAGGGGCGAGGGTGGCGGGGTCTCTCGAGACCCGATTGAGGTCGAGGCGCGCGGCCTTGCCCGAGCTGCCATCAAGGCCAAGCTGGCCGAGAAGAAGATCTCCGCCGACGCCAAGGCCGTGAATACGGCCATCGAGACCCTTCTCGCCTCGCCAAAGGGCGAGAAGTTCCGCGAAGTGGCAAAGCAGCGGGTGGAAGAGAAGCAGAGGATCGCTCAGGCCGCCTCGGCGGAAATGGGTGATGTTCTGTCTGACATCCAGCCCGACGTCGCCGCCGCTTAAGGCGGGAAGAGGGGGCAGGGAGTTATTTCCTTTCGCCCTGCCCCTTTCCCCCTCCTCGCTCATAGCGAGGCAAGTCGGCGGCGTGAAGCCCTTCCCCAAAGTGCCCTGCGCCGAGTCAATTAGTCTTCTGGCTTGTCTCGCTATGATCGAACAGTCCTTATGATCGAATGGCTCTACCAAGCCCTTTCCTCACCGAAAGGTATTATCTTGCAGACCGAACAACCAGCAGCCTTAATGGCTGCTCTCATCGCCGCCAAGGCCACCTCCCATGAGTTCTTCAGCATCAAAGTGATCGCTCTTGAAGAGCGAGGCCAGGTCTGGCTGATAAAGGAATGTCCATGAGAGACTCACTCCCCCTTCACAAGGTTACCCTCAATTTATTTGAGGGTGATTTTCAACGGCTCCAGACTTACTACCAAAAGTCTGGCGCAGGGGCGGCGATCCGCCTGATTATTCGGAACCACTTGAATAGGCTCGACGCCAAGTTCGCTGAGAGACAAATCGAGAAGGTGCCGGAGGTCGAAATTGCCAACATTTGAAACCTCAACAATCGACCGGCTCTTTCTCGAACTGAGTCAATTCACCAAGGCTCGCTCTCGAAGAGAGATGATGCTTGAGGGCGCCTTGCATCAGATAGCTGACCTTGACCCAAACGTTAGGGCAGGGCGGGCCGTGCAGCTGGCTAAAAACACTCTAAGGAATGTGGAAGAATGAGCACCTTGGCCGAACTCTTCGCCACCGATCCCAAGGACATGAGTGATGCTGACCTCGATCAGATCATAGCGCGCTATAGAGAGGCGCGCGCCCAGTACAACCTCGGCGCCAAGGCGCCAGGGTCCAAGAGGACCATGGACAAGAAGGATAAGGTTTCAGCAGTTGACCTAAAAGCCCTGGGTCTGCTGGATGACATCATTTAAGGGCGAAAGGACCATGACTATGGAAGAGCTTAGGAAGAAGTTGGAAGCCATGCTCGTCGACCTTCAAGACGCGCATAAGCAGACCACCACTGAGGTCGACAACTTTGAGCCCGAAGAGGGCGAAGAAGACTCCACCTCCCCTTGGGAGGACGCCGACTCCTACGTCGGCGAGGCCGCCGAGGCCCTTGAGAACGCCATCAACGCTTTCCCCAGTGAATAGCCACCCCCCAGCTGGGGAACTGGTGAAGGGGGTTAACGCCCCCTCACCTTTCATTCCCGGCACTCAAATCCAGTGGGCCTTCTCATGAGACAGAGAAGCGAAGAGCAAATTGTACACGAGCTTCTCACTCGTGCAACTCGAAACGAGAAGGGCTGCTTGATCAGCCATCTCAGACCTAATGCCAAGGGCTATGTCAATGTTGGAGTTGGTGGTCGAGAAGGCGGAACTACAAGAGGACACCGCTTCATCTGGGCCTTCTTCAAGGGGTCAATCCCTCACGACAAGCAAGTCTGTCACAGCTGCGACACTCGGAACTGCTTAAATATAGAGCATTTGTTTTTAGGAACTCCAGCAGAGAATACTGCTGACATGATGCGGAAGGGTCGAAACAAGTTTATTCGGCCGAACACTCAGAAGGTTACAGACGAAATTCTTGAGCAAATGTTCGAGCTTAATTCACAAGGGACTCCTGGTAACGAGATTGCCTTAATTTTAGGTCTTTCTCCAGCAACAATCTCCTCTTATCTCAGAGGAGAGCGTCATGTTAAATAAGCAAGCGCCTTCGCCTTTTATCCCAGGAACAACCATACAGTGGGCTTGGGATCAGACTAGTATATCATGGATGCAGGAATGCTGGCGCAAGTACTACTACGCAATGGTGCTTGGGTATAGATCCAAGCACGAAAGTATCCATCTTTTCTACGGCATCCTCTACCATTCTGCTCTTGAGCGCTTTGATCGCTACAAGATCGCGGGAGTAAACTTCGATGATGCTCAGCGAGCCATTGTCCGCTTCGTCCTTAACGAAACATGGATTGAAGGCAAGCCCTGGGAGAGCGACCACGATAAGAAGACCCGAGAGACCCTTGTTCGCTCGGTCATTTGGTACACTGAGCAGTTCAAAAACGACCCAGCTGAAACAGTTCGACTCGCCAACGGCGAGGCAGCAGTTGAATTGACATTCCAAATGCCCCTCGACTGGGGTCCCTACCGAGACTACAACTATGTCCTTACAGGCCACATGGACCGGCTTGTCTCTCTTGCAGGCGACCTCTATTGTTCAGATAGGAAGACCACCGGGAGCGCTCTGGGCGCTCGGTACTACGAGACCTTCAAGCCGAACGTCCAAGTCACTCAGTACACCTTGGCCGGGAAGGTCGTCTACAAGATGCCCATCAAGGGCGTGCTGATTGACGCCGCCCAAATTCTTACCGGCTCAACCAACTTTGGCAGGACTATATCCTACCGCACCGACAAAGAGTTGGAAGAGTACTTGAATGAGTTGAAGCACTATTGGTTCCCTCTCCAGATCCAACAGGCTCGTGAGAGCATAGATGCCCCTTGGCCCATGAACCCCCAAGCCTGTCATAAGTATGAGGGCTGTCAGTTTAGAAAGGTTTGCTCGATGGACCCAGCGCTGCGCCAGCGCGCGCTCGACTCGGATTTCATCAAGCACCCTTGGAACCCACTGGAGCAGAGATGAGACAGCTCATCGCCACCATCCAGGTCGGAGTCGAAGGCTTCAGCCCCATTGAGAACGGCAACTTTCTCCTAGCCCTACGGTGGGGAGAGAATATAATAGCGCTTCCCATTACAAGGGAAGCAATGAAAGAACTGAAGCCCAGGTTTGGCGACTTGGTTGAACTTGACCTCTGTCTTCCTGAAGGAGTAGACGATGCCAGCGTTAACTGAACACGGCTCCGCCAAGTTCATCAAGCTCCTTCTCCTCGGCGACGCCGGGACAGCCAAGACTAGCTCCCTAGTGAGCCTTGTCAAGGCAGGCTACAAGGTCAGGATTTGGGACTTCGACGCTCTTTTAAGCCCTTTGATCCACCGGATTAAACAAATTTGCCCCGATAAGATCGGGAACGTCTCCTTCATGACCTTCAGAGACAAGCTCAAGGCTTCCCCGGTAGGACCGATAGTCGACGGAACACCCAAGGCCTTCAACGATGCAATCAAGGCATTCGATAAATGGGAAGATGGCACTGTCCCCGCCCAATGGGGCGAGGGGACTGTTGCTGTTATCGACTCTTTAAGTCGATGGAGCGATGCTGCTATGCGCTGGGGTGAGTTCATAACTCCGGCAGGGAAGGGGGGCGAAAAGGATGGCAGGGCCATCTACGGCGAGGCGCAGCGCGCCATTGCAGCCGGCTTGTCAATGTTGACAAGTGATGGCTTCCAGTCCAACGTGATTGTTATCGCTCATATAACTTACCAAGAGAGGGGAGGGGATGGGATCATGAAGGGCTTCCCAAGAGGGCCGGGTTCGGCCCTCGGCCCAGACATTCCCACTTACTTCCCCACCATCTTACTGGCTGAGAGCTCAGCAGACGGAAAATCAAAGGTTATAAGGACAGCGCCGACAGCGCTGCTCGACTTGAAGAACCCCCTCGGTGGTCAGGCCCCCGCAATCTATCAGACTGATGTGGCCCTCGCCGAGTTTTTCAAACAGGCTAAAGGATCATGACCAAACTCTCCCGCGAATTACTTATTATCTCCATGAGACTTGAAGGCATTATGGAGACGTTCGAGTACGATCAGGTTGATGAAGAGTTTGTCGACTATCTAACCGAGTCAGTAACGAATCTTAAAGCTGCCAGTAAGCGTCTCTCCACTCTCAAGCGTTTGCATGAGAAACAGGAAGGTGATCTCTAGAAAGGAGCCTAATGGAAGAAAAGGAAGAGGAAACATTGCGAATAACAGCTATGGACTTCGCAATGAGAGTACACTTCACTAAAGCCGAAGATGTTCTGGCCTTGGCGAAGCTGATCTACGATTTTCTCAAGAGCGGGGCCGCCCCGCAGAAGGACCATGACGATGCCAAACTTCAGTAGCATACTCGACCGGAAATCCTCGGAGGTCGAGGAGCCCAAGGCCCTCCCCGTCGGCACCTACCTTGTAATCCTGCAAGGCCAGTACCAGATGGGCCAATCTTCGGTCAAAAAGACCGACTTCATCTTCTTCCCCTCCAAGATCTTGGCTGCCCAGGAGGACGTCTCGCAAAGCGAGATCGAAGCCTTTGGCGGGGTGCAAGGGAAAGAATTGAAAGGGCGGCAGGGCCTCCAGTTCTATTTGACCGAGGAGTCGGCCTACCGGCTCAAGGAGTTCTTAGTCGATCATCTTGGCATCGCTCCCACGAACCCTGACGGGAGTGAGAAAAGCATGAAGGAGATGTGCATGGAGGCACCTGGAAAACAGGTGCTCGCCGTCGTTTCCCATCAGCCATCTGACGATGGCAAGAGGATTTTTGGGAACCTTGCCAAGACCATGAGAGTCTGATCAGGCCTTACTGGTCCTAAGTCTGGTCAGGAAGGGGGCGGTGCTCTCCCATGGACACCGCTCCCTGAAAGGGAACAACATGAGCGACAACGCAACACTGGTGGAGCGGCTGAACGAGCGAAAAGCCTATTTCAGAGATGGCGGGCCTGATCATTGGCCTATGGCAGAGTTGTTGCGGAATGCCGCCGCCCGCATCGCCGAGCTTGAGGCCGAGCGGGACAGGCTCAAGATCAGCCTGGGCGAGGCCCTCGCCTATCGCAGTGAAGACCACGGACCAGGAAAGAAATCATGACCTCCGGCACCTTCCGCTCCATCGAGATCGAGTCGATTTCAGTCAACCGCGCCGGTCGTCAGCGCAAAGAAATATCTCAAGAGGACATTGAGGCCCTCGGCGAGTCGATCCGGAAGATCGGCCTGATCCACCCTATAGTCATTCAAAGAGACACACACGAGCTAATCGCCGGCGAGCGCCGTTTCCTCGCTCATAAGTGGCTCGGCTTGACTCATGTGATGAGCCAATATGCTGACGAGGTTGACCCACTCGAGCTCAAAGTCATTGAGCTTGAAGAGAACACCAGAAGGAAAGACCTGACTTGGCAGGAACAATGTCTAGCTATAGATGAATACAATTCGATAATGCTCCAGCGCGACCCCACTTGGACCCAGTCCTCGACAGCAGCTGCTTTGCTGCTGCCTGAGGGCACAGTCACAGAAAAACTGGCCGTCGCCAAAGAGATCAAGGCTGGCAATTCTATAATTGCCGACGCGCCGCGCTTTTCAACAGCGCGAGGGATTGTGCGGCGGGCCGAAAGCCGGAAGGGCGACGAGGTGGTTGCCCAGATTTTAGAGATGGAAGGAACCCCAAAGAAAGAAGAGCCAGAGTCTACAATTCTCAATACTGATTTTAGAGAGTGGTATAAAACTTATACCGGGCCATTATTCAATCTTATTCACTGTGATTTTCCTTATGGTATAAACGCCGACAAACGACAACAAGGCTACAATCACGAAGAACTTGGTTCATACGCCGACACCGAAGACCATTACTGGTCGCTCGTCGATACTCTTCAAGAGGCCTTGCCAAGGATTGCTCAGGAGAGTGTTCACCTTTTGTTCTGGTTCTCGATGAATTTTTACGGAGAGACACGTGAGCGCCTTCAGGCGATGGGCTTCTCGATCGACCCGTTCCCTCTTATTTGGGTTAAGTCGGATAATATTGGGCTCTTACCCGATCCCGAGCGAGGCCCCCGAAGGATATATGAAACAGCTCTATTTGGCAGCCGAGGCGACCGAAAAATTGTACGTGCTACATCAAATGCAGTCTCTTTTCCCTCTGTTAGGGACTCGCATATGAGTGAGAAATCTCAGAGCGCCTTAGAACACTTTATGAAGATGTTCGTCGATGGCTCTACATCCATTTTAGATCCAACAGCTGGAAGTGGATCAGCCTTAAGAGCAGCTAAAAATCTCGGAGCATATTATATTAAAGGATTAGAAATAAATGAGGAGTTTGCCAAAAGAGCGAACGAGAGGCTAAAATGAAAAGAAATTTAACTGCAATTATAAAAGAAGGTTGGACTGAATTACCTCTAACTCAAGGAGTTTTCGCTCTCGTAGATAACGAGGACGCTGAAAAACTTTCCCGACATAAATGGTATGCTGTTAAACGAAAGAATGGTAAATTCCATGCTGTAAGAAGAGATAGAAACATAACAATCTTTATGCATAATGACATTATGAATTTTATTACAGCACAGAATACAAAAACTGTTATCGATCACAAAGATGGCGACAGTCTTAACAATCGAAAATTTAACCTGAGAAAAGTCTCAAGAAGAATAAATGCTTTAAATTCTGATTACAGTCGAAATGCTAAAACACTTATAAACAGAAGCAGAAATGGATTTAGGGTTGTACTTCGTATAGAAGGTATTATTAAAAGATTTGGTCCGTTTGCGACAGAGGAAGAAGCCCTTGCAGTAGTTAAGGCATACAGAGATGCCAGCTAAAATAGCACTCGTTGGCGAAGCCTACGGCGAGAACGAAGAAAGACTTCGCCTCCCGTTTGTTGGTGCCAGTGGTGTTGAACTATTAACTATGATGAATGAAGCTAGTCTTATTAAATTAACTCAAGCTGACTATTCTTCCATTGAAGATTTTTGGAGGAAAGGCAGGGACCCTTTAAATATTGCTTTAGTCTGGGCTAGTCATCCGGAGTTCTTTTGCACTAATACTTTTAATCTTCGACCTAACTCTAAAAACGATGTATTAGCTTTATGCGGTTTGAAGAAAGAAACTGGTTCTACTCTCCCTCCGTTAAAGCAAGGAAAATATTTGTGGCCTAAGTACGAAACTGAACTTGCTAGACTCAAAAAAGAATTAGAGGAAGTTAAACCTAATTTGATTATTGCCTTGGGCAATACTCCTTCGTGGGCTCTCTTCGGTCAAACAAGTATAACGAAGATCAGGGGAACAGTGTTCCACTCCACCCTTTGCCCTGGACTCAAGGTCCTCCCGACCTTTCACCCTGCGGCGGTGCTTCGCGAATATAAGTATAGAGCTGTAACAGTTGTTGATTTGGCGAAGGCCAAAAGAGAGAGCGCTTTCCCTGAGGTCAGACGGCCCCACCGAGAGATATTCATCCCCGAGACCCTTGAGGACATTGAAGTCTTTGCTTCGAGGTATCTGGACCGAGCCGAGTATATCGCCGTCGATATTGAAACTGCTGCCCAGCAGATAACTTGCATAGGATTTGCAGGGCAAATTGACCGCGCCCTCGTTATCCCCTTCCTCGACCCCAGAAAACCAGGCCAGTCCTACTGGCCCGACCTCTCCACCGAGATCTGCGCTTGGAACTACGTCAAGGACATCTGCGCTCTCCCAGCCAAGAAGGTCTTTCAGAATGGTCTCTACGACTTGCACTTTTTGTATCGGGGTTATGGTATCCGCCCTAGCAACTGTGAGCACGATTCTATGCTATTACATCACGCTCTGCAACCGGAAAGCCCCAAAGGATTGGGATTTTTGGGCTCTGTCTATACCGACGAACCTGCATGGAAACTCATGCGTGACAGAAAAACAAACAAACGCGATGAATAATTCTCATGAATAAAATCTGTTCAGTTGAGAACTGCGGTAAAGCAGTCCAGTCCTTAGGACTTTGCTGTATGCACTACAACAGACTCAGGGCACACGGAGACGTAAGTATTAGAAGAAGAGGTCCTAACGGTGGTGGAACAACAGACAGTCAAGGTTATATAAAATATAGAGTTAAAGGGAAAGAATTTTACGAGCACGTTCTTGTAGTTGAAAAGGCTCTTGGTAAGAAAATACCAAAAGGAGCCGTAGTACATCATCTAAACGGACAAAGACACAACAACAATAACAATAATCTCATCTTGTGCCCAAGTCAGTCCTATCATAGACTTATTCATACCAGAATGAAAATGCTTGGTTATACATACGAGGACTTCAAATGACCAAGAAACCAATTCTAGTAGTCGATTTCGATGGAGTTATCCATTCCTACAAGTCTGGCTGGTCCGGCCCATCCACTGTCATAGACCCTCCCGTCCCAGGCGCAATGGACTTTCTCCGTGAGGCCACCGAGCATTTCCGCGTCGCGATCTATTCCTCCCGCTCCGGGGAGATTGGAGGGATCGAAGCCATGCAGGAATGGCTCAAGGACCACGCTGCGAAAGCGCATGGCTACTTTGCCTGGGTCCATGACATTGAGTGGCCGCTCAAAAAGCCAGCGGCGTTTGTCACTCTTGACGACCGCGCCATTTGCTTCAAGGGTAAATTCCCCTCAATGGAATTCATCAAGGCCTTCAAACCGTGGAACAAAAAATGAAGCGGGAACTCCTTCTCGGCTGTGGGCGCAATCTCTCCAAGAGGCTTGCGATCGAAACAGAAGAGTGGTCAAACCTGACCACCCTCGACATCAATCCAGGCCACTCCCCTGATGTTGTCTGGAACCTCGAGAACATTCCACTCCCATTCGAGGAGAATACCTTCGATGAAATCCATGCTTATGAGGTGCTTGAGCACACAGGAAAGCAAGGCGACTGGCGTTTCTTTCTGGATCAGTGGTCAGACTTCTGGCGCATTCTCAAGCCCGGCGGCTACTTCGCTGGCACTTCCCCGAGCTTGAAAAGCTCGTGGCTCTGGGGTGATCCGGGCCATTCCCGCGCCGTCACCTTCGAGTCCTTCGTCTTCCTTTGTCAAGAGGAATACAAGAAGCAAGTCGGCATCACCCCTATGTCTGACTACCGACACTGGTACAAGGCCGACTTCGATCTTGTCCACAAGGACATACAAGGCGAGTCAATTGTTTATGTACTGAAGGCCGTGAAACCCTCGAGGATTTGAAATGGTACAGCCCAAAAACTTCTGGTATGTCGCCAGTCCTTACAGTGCTGTTGGCCTTACCGGTCAACTGGCCCGAGAACTTATGGAGGATCGCTTTCGATCCGTTCGAGCTTTTATGGGCTGGGCCATGCGAGCCAACATGATTGTCTACAGCCCCATCGTCCAGTGTCATCAGATCGCCACCATTTACAACCTCCCAACTGATCATGAGTTCTGGCTGAAGTTCGACGAGGCCATGATTAAAGGCGGAGGGGGTGTCATTGTTCTCTGTATTGACGGTTGGCAGGAGAGTTTTGGGGTGAGAGGGGAAGTGGCACTTGCCCACTCTTCTGGCTTCCCGGTCCTCTATGCCATCCGAGACCTTCAAGAGACTTACGTTTTAAGGAATGATCCTCCCAGATGAAAGTCTTTCAGACCGCAGACATTACTGAAGATCTTCCTCGATCCAAAACGGAACGCGAGTGGATATACAACGGTCTTGACAACTGCGTTACATTAGAGGTACTCGGCAATCTTCTTCCTCAGCTTGATAATCTTAGCTCTAACACTTACGCTTTCTCTCGTGATCTACAAGGCCCTGTTCTCGATGTTAATATGCGAGGGATCAGGATCGATTTTCAGGCTCGAGATCAGGCTGTAGCGAAGTACAAAGGGATAATGAGCCGTGTCGCTCACAATCTTGATCGCATTATTAGAGAGGGAGTCGGCTCCGCCGAAGCCAACTGGCGATCCCCCGACCAACTTAAAGTCCTTCTCTATGAGGTCATGGGTTTTCCTGAGCAGAAGTTTCACGGAGCAGTCACCACGCGGCGCGACGCGCTGGAGAAGCTTGCGCAGAATTATCTCATGGCGGAGCCGCTCATCAATCACATACTCACACTCCGTGACATCGGGAAGAAAGTCACCACTCTCGAGACTCGAGTCGATAGTGACGGGCGTATTCGAACCTCAATTAATATCGGTGGGACAAACACTGGACGACTCTCCTCTTCTCTCAGTGAGTTCGAAGAAGCTGGCGGGAACCTTCAGAATATTGAAGAGCTCTTACGCCGTATATTTATTTCAGATGAGGGGATGAAGTTTGCTTACATAGACTTAGAGCAAGCGGAGAGCCGAGCGGTCGGCGCTATCTGCTGGAACAAATTTAGGCTCGGAAACTATCTTGACGCTTGCGAGAGCGGCGACCTCCACACCTCTGTTTCCAAGATGGTCAAGCCGGACCTTGCTTGGACCGGTCGGCTCGATATCGACAAGGCCCTCGCCGAGTCTCCCTTCTACCGTCAGCATTCATTAAGACATATGTGCAAGGTGCTAGGGCACGGAAGTAATTACGAGGGCCAGCCCCACACTATGCAGGCCCACACCAAAATCGCATTTGAAGCGATCAAGGAGTTTCAGTACAAGTACTTCAAAGCTTTCCCTGAAATTCCTATGTGGCATCAGTACGTTAAGGATACCCTTTGGAGAGATGGCTATCTCGTTTCTTTAATGGGCAGGAGGAGGTGGTTCTTTGGCCGGAGAAATGAGGCTGATGTTCAGCGCGCCGCCATAGCTTACGACCCACAAGGGTCGGTCGGAGATATTTTGAATACTGGAATGTTGAAGGTGTGGCGAACAGGTCTTTGCGACTTGCTCTTGCAAGTCCATGACGCTATTCTAGTCCAATATAGAGAGGAAAAAGAAGATGAGGTCCTTCCAGTCCTGCTTGAGGAGATCAAAGTCCCTGTTCCGTTGGAGTACAAGCGTACTTTAATTATCCCTTCCGAAGCGAAGGTCGGCTGGAACTGGGCCTCGGCGGGACCAGACAACCCAGACGGCCTTGTGAAGTGGAAGGGAGGCCATGACAAACGGACTCGTACCGAGCAAAAGAAAACTAGCATCTTGGATCGAGGGGTTCACTCAGTATCTTGAGGGTGCTCCCTCCCCACTAGCATTCATTCGCTGGGCTGCTATTTCAACTCTTGCCGGGGCAATGGAGAGGCGTCTCTGGGTGCATACCTATGGGACGAACCTCTATCCGAACCTCTTCGTCTTCTTGGTCGGCGCCCCTGGAGGAGGTAAGACCTTTCCAATCAAAGAGGCGGTCCGCCCTCTCTGGAAAAGCGTTTCGGACTTCTACGTCAGCCCCACCTCAATGACTTCTGCTAGTCTGTCCGACGATCTCAACGCTGCCAAGCGTAGGATTGTCAGGCCCGCTGCCATTCCCCCCTACGTAGAGTTCAACTCTCTGCTCATAGCTTTGAACGAGTTGTCTGTCATGTTCCCCGCCTATGACGCAGAGATAATGAACCGTTTCACTGACCTTTATGACTGTGATGTTTATGAGGAGACTCGGCGAGCCAAGTCCATCAAAATCTCCATCCCTAATTCTCAGGTAAATATCATCGCCGCCACAACTCCTTCATACTTGAATGAGTTGATGCCACCCGGAGCCTGGGACCAAGGCTTCATCTCTCGAGTCATAATGATTTTCTCTGCGGAAAGAATTGTTAAAAGCCTCTTCGAGACCCGCCCAAAGAACTTCGAACTCTTCAAAGCCCTTTCTGAGGACTTGAAGATAATCGGAGAGATGTATGGGCAATTCCAGTGGGAGCTGGCCGCGCAAGCGGCTATGGAGAACTGGGCAAAGGCTGGTGGCCCGCCGATCCCTGATCACCCTCGCCTCGTCCACTACACCTCTAGAAGAAATGCCCATCTCTTAAAACTTTGTATGGTAGCTAATGTCTCGAGAGCTGATGGTAACCAGCTCATAACCGTCAAGGACTTCCAGCAAGCCTTGGATTGGCTCATCGAGGCAGAGTTCTATATGCCTGATATCTTCAAGTCGATGGTGACTGGAGGAGATACGGCCGCAATGGACGACTGCTTCCACTTCATTCTCCAGACCTATATGAAAGACCGAAAGCCTTTGCCTGAGCACCGGATAGTTCACTACCTATCTCAAAGGGTGCCGGCGCACTCAGTTATGAGAGTGCTTGAGACCATGTACAGGTCGAACATGCTAGAGATCCCTGACCACGATGCTCAAGGGCGTAATCTTTACAAGCCAGTTGCCAGACAACTTCAGGGCTAGAGCCTTTGGCTCACCTCTGTCCTAAACTTATTCCCCACCTCAACTGAGGTTAGCTTCGGCGCCCAAGGCAACTTACAGATATCCCATTTCCCGCTCTGGGGAATGCCCAAGTTCTTCTGCACCTCTCCGTGCTGAAGGACAGTGGTTGGGCTCACCGCTATGCGGTACTTCCGACAGAGGTCGGCGGTGGCCGCCGCAAGGGTAAGGAACTGAGCCTCGAGCAGAGGGTAAGAACCCGGAGAGAAAGGCGACTCGACTGCCCCCGCCATGCAAGCGGCGCTGATACCAATCGCGCCAGTGTTACATTGACTCGTATGCGCTGCATACCCGTCAGCATCGTTGGTACTCACATTAGCTTTAATGGAATAGTCCCCTTTGACGAGCTCACTGGTCCCACTCACAATTATGTGATAGTGCTCCTTGTCAACCTCGCTGACTGTATAGCTGCCCGCCGTCCAGTGAACAACGACCTTGGTCATCGCACAGTCTGGCATCCACTCTATCGGCACAATCCCACTACTCTCCACCGGCGGCAGCGCCACCCCCAAGTCCGTCCCATCCCTAAACCATCTTGCACAGGCGTCCGCACTCTCATCCCCCCAGTACCCATCCGCCCCATACTGGGGAAGAGAGTATCCATGCTCGATCAGCTTTTTCTGAAATTCCACCGGTGTCCACTTCATCTTTTTCCTCCTGCCAAATAACTGATCAGCGCTCCTGCTAACATTCCTATCACGCCAATAAGTGTATCTCTTGTCAGCTCTTTCATTTCTACTCCGAGTGCAGCTGCTATCACTGCTACCACCAACACAAGACAAAGTGTGATAGCTATAACTAGTGCCACTGACCCCTGATACCGACTCATCTTATTTCCTGCGCGAAGCCTTCTCTCGCCGATCATGATACTCCACAATCTCAGTGGTATCCATTCGGCTCCATCCTTTAATCGGCAGCCACTCGGGATGTTCGCTCCACGCCGCTACTGTTCGTTCGACCTCGGCAGCGATATCCTCATCGCTCAGGCCTGTAGTCAGCAGCATCATAACGGCAGTCTCGTCATTCTGCCTGACGATGGCGATGTGCTCGATCAAGTAATTCATCAGTACCCCATTCCGCTCACTGACCAGAAGACCGGATCGGTCAGAACATCCGTCTTATCTCTAGACACTGCCAGAATGCTCCCCGCTGCTGGCGGGCCGTAATTACAATAAACCGGAGTTGCTCCAACCCCCACCGAGACGTGCGGCATCCAGTTCGATGAAGCAAAGTTCCGTGTAAGCGTCACGGTCAACTGTCCCACCCCTGTATCAGTGATGCTGGTGACGTTGTAAGAGGTTCGGATCGCTGGCACGCCTGCCGAGACCCCCACCGACGCCCAGAACTTGACTGCTCTTCCTTGCTCAGTTCCATCAGTATTATCATAGAAGTCATTGAAAGTACCGCTGTTCAGCACAGCTACTGGCGTCGCTCCGGCTGTTATCGTGTTGCCGATAACCCTGCACGACACCGAACCGGCAGCAAGCTGATAGTGAGCGACGTTGTTTCCACTTTTATAACTGAAATTCCCCTGAATTAAATCATACCGAGAAGCTGTCGACAATGCATAATTAGCTGGATTGAAAAATCGATTGAAGGATACAAGATTTCCACTAGAAACTACTGTATTGGTGAAGGTAATAAAATTACTGTATGTAAGCTGAAAAAGATTATTCGAGATGTAGGCACTGCTCAAGCAGCCGTATACTGATTCAACTCCCGTTCCGACACCACTGGTCGCCTCGAAATGATTGAAAGAGATATATAGGTGTGAGTTGGGATTTGCTGCCGCACCAGTCGCATCCGAGTAAATTCCATAACCAACTGTTGTATCGAAAAAGTTGTTGATGATATGAAAGTTATTACAGTTTCCACCAGTGTTAACGCCGTTGAATAGATAAATTGACGCAACCTGCGAACCAGTACCGGTCGCAACATTGCCACACAGATCAAAAAAGCAATTCTCGATAATCCAATCGAAGCTGAACTGTGCATAAATTGCTGGCCTACCTCTATAAAACTGAACATTGATAATCTGTACACCATAACTTCCATAGGCCGTTGCTCCACTACCTTCAACAGCACTGATAATTGGAGCGTTTTTATTGTTCCCGTCCAATCTTATATTCTTGAAGCACCAGCCATGCGCCAGACTAGCAAAGGCAAACATCGGCGATGTGCCAGACTGTGTATTCAAGAATGTCGCCCCATCTCCCCATGGAGCAATAGCCGAGCCACCATCTATGACAACATTCGATTTTCCGGTTATTGAGTCAGCAAGCGCATAAATACCGGGTGGGCAATAAAGCCTTCCGCCATGTGGAAGTGCAGCTATCGTATTGAGTGCTGATTGCAACGCTGGTGCATCGTTAGTCACGCCGTCACCAACTGCACCAAAGCTCATAATATTATAAATAAATCCTTGCAATTGTCCAGCACTACTGGCCGCTGCTGCTGCACTAGCCGCCGCTGCACTAGCCGCCGCTGCCGCCGCTGCAGCGTCCTCTTGAACATCACTCAAATAATCTGCTGGAGGATTTAGATCGCCAATAGGAACCAGCACTGCTCTATCACTCAAGAAGGCTAATTGCTGATAGAGATACGTTAGATAATCGAGAGCGTCCTCGATAACGACAGGATAAAAATTTGCTTGATTAGAAATATCTGTACTTTGAACTACGGGAAGTATTCTCTGGATTGTAATAGTATATGAACTTGAGATAGCCGGCCCAGTCAAGGGGTAAGTAACTGACCCACCAGAAGGATTATCCAAACCTGTAATACTATAGGCGCTAGGAGAGAGCTGAACCGGCCCAGTGGCCTCACTCCAGAGCGTTACCACATCCGCTCCCGTCTGGATCATAAAGCCAAACGGAAAGAGGGTGGTCGCGCCGTTGCCGGTGTAGGTTACAAATGACTCCTGAGTTATGACAGTCATTTCTTCGCCTTTCCATAGAGGAGGCCTCTGACCCAATCGGTAAAATAACGGTCTGAGTCGTGGCCGTGAGTGGCATTCCAAATATACTGGGCGCTTCGACCAAATTGGCGAGCGCCTGGCACCCCAAAAATCAATCCAGCGGCTGTTGCAATATCCTTGATAGTGCTTGGCTCGCCTTGATCCTTATAAAGAATATCTTTCCCTGCCTTCCAGGCCTGCACAACAGCCTCGGTTAAAGGCGAGGCTTTGGTTGGATAGCCCTCGAGAAGGGCTGAGCCCACGTCCCTTAAACCAGGGACGATCGACATCAATTGCCCTGCCAGCAAATGTCCGGCAGCCTCTCCATACTTCCCTTTCTTAATCAATTCGTCAATGCTTGAAGGTGCATAGAGATAGCCGAAGGCCGCAGTCAAGCCAATAAACATCCAGCTCTCAGCAAGGGCCTGAGAGAAATCCGCTCTCGCCCCTTTCATATCCCCTTCTTTCATTCTCTTCGCGCCCGACCTGCTCAACTGTATAACATCTCTAGTCCTTCCATACATCACATTCTGAAAGCCATAAAACATAGTCCCGAAAGTTTTAGCGGTTTCGCTCATTCTCATAATACCAGGCAAATCTAAAGTGCTGTGGGAACCAAAATAAAGTCGAACCAACTGTTCTGCAGCATCAACCGCCTGCTCGTGGGTGAAACTTCTTGGTTCACCTCTATAGAAAGTAGTCGTTCCAGTCTCCATCGCCCTGGTATATTCTTTATCCCATTCCAGCATGGCCAGCTTAGTATCCATTTTCACTGCCAGATACATCCCCCAGCGAGAAGCTGTCGATCTGAACTGAGAGTATTTCGATCGAGTTCCCATTGCATCAGCGAATACCGTTCTCATATCTCTGTCAATATTCTCCATCCGGTGCCGCATCTCACCAGAGTTCTCCAGTATAAATTTGGTCCACTCTGGATTATT